GATGTATCTCTTATTTCATAAGGTGGTGACCAACTACCCATCCAATTATTATTAGGAGGAGTAAATCCATATGTACTTATATCCCATATTGCATTATTCCATGAAATATAACTACTTGCTTGTTGTATTGGATTATATACAACTAAAACTTTACCTAAACCTGTACTAAAATCAACTCTCCACATACGATGACTATGTACAGTTCTATAATAAATTTCACCATTTAATTCTACTATTCTTGAAATTGGTGATGTACTACCAGTACTATGAACAATTAGATTTGATGTACCATCAAATGCATAAATAGATGTAGCATATTGATGATTATATACTACACCATTTGCTTGTGCTATATCTTTACTATCACTATGATCATAATATACAACTGTACCAGTAGTAAGCCAAGTGTTACCCATTGTTTCATCCCATTTTAAACATTGATTAGATGAACCATAAAGTTCATTATTATATATAAATAATCTTTCAACAGTATTATAACTACTATATTGATCAGCTGCTAAATCCCAATCATCAACATCATTCCATCTTAATAAATATCCACCTTTTGTGTCTCCCCAATTAGTACATCCATATAATCTATTTTTAAATACTATTAAATCATATATATATGAACAATTATCATATTTACCAGCTTTTAATGTCCATGCACTAACTTCATCCCATTCATAAAGTATTCCATCTGATATAGTATAAATTTTATTATTATATTCAACTAAAGCATATAGTCTATCAGTACCAGCAGAAGTAGGTGTACTTGCCATTTCTGTCCAACTACCAGCACCTGATGTACCATTCCATTTTAGCATTCTACCACCAGAAACAATAGGTGAACTAAACCAACCAGTACCAATATACAATTCATTATTATAAATCATTTTTGATATAATACCTTCATCTAATAACATTTGATTTGGATAATAATATACATTCCAACTACCATTATTACCAGTACTAGGTAAATAAGATGTTACTGTTGAGTATCCATCATTTAATTCTGTCATTTCAGTAAGATTATTAAATTTAACTAATGCTCCAGATGGTAATCCAGCAGAACCAGTAATAGTCATAAGACCTGGGGGCACCTGAAAGTGATTTTGTTATTGATACAACTTCTAGATTATCTCCTAAGTTTTCAGCGTTATCTAATCCACCAATCCATCCAGACGCTTCTAATCCTGTAGTGTCAAGTAATCTTAATTGATGAGTACGACGTTGTTGACTGTCTTCATAAGTAATTAATGTATCAAATTGTGACTTTATTCCATGCTGCTGATCTTTCCACGCTGTGTATTCTTATTTCATCAAATGTTTGTTCTACATCATACATGTCGTGACCAATTACAAATCCTGTACCTGTCATTTCATCATCCATAGCAACATAACTACCTGTTTCACTAGTTGAACTTGTAGCATCAACACCATCAATATATATTTTTAATCCAGAAGCATTACTACTACCATCATATGTTGCAATTTGGTGTATAAATTGTCCAGCATATCCAGATAATGTAGCTGTATAAGCATCAAGAGAAGCACTACCACCAACATCATTCAATTTAAAATTAGCACCAAATGGTGATCTTGAATCAAATTGATATGATGAATCTTCATATACTGCTTCTGTTCCAGCATCTACTACTTCTGATTTTGATAGTAATTCAATAGAAAATGGGTCATCATATGTATCATTACCAAATATAAGTTCACTTTGTAAACCAACACCAATTGTTTCATCATCTGCTCCAGTAAATAAATAAGCTTTACCAATTAATCCATCAACATAATTACTACTATCAGCCCCAGCGCTTGGTGTACCATGTAATTCATTTGTTGTAGAATCATATATTACACCACCAGCAGGATCTTGTCCCATATGCCAAACACCTACAAAGTTATCAGACCAAACATTTTTAGCCTCAGCGCTTCCTATATCACCAATATAATTATTATCACTTGCTGATAAATTCCAAGTCAAAAGAAATTCTGTATCAGTTGTACTTGATATTTCTGGAACTTTAACCCATAAAATAGCTGTACCGGCTGAAGGTGTCCACTCACCTCTTTCACAAAAATATTCAACTGTTCCATCAACATTTGTTACTTTTAATTTTTCTTTTTTAGCATCAGTATCAAGAATGTCAAATAATCTTCCAGTATCATAATCACTAATACCTGCTGATGTTGATATATTTACCATTACAGGAAAATCAGTAAGTGTTTCATCTATTAATGAACTATCTATTGTTACTTTAATAGCTTGATTATCAGGTGTAGTATATGAACTTAAATCAATTCCTTCAACTCTACAAAAAGAACCATCTTCTTCATAAGCACGACCTGCTTCATCTATTTCAAATGAAGCGTTATCAGTATTCAATAGTAATCCATTATTATAAGTATAATCATCATGTTCCATATCAAGTCTTATACCTGTAATAGTATTATCAATCCAATCAGGTTCACTACTCATATCCCATTCAATTACTTGCCAACCATAATTAGCATCACCATTATTTACAATTTCTTTATAAAATAATTCAGACTCATTATGTAGTGGTGTTCTCCAATAAATTCTACCAGTCCAAGAATTTGAAGCATCTGTTACTTTCACTCTAGCTGTTACTTCTATATTTTCACCACCATCAAAACTTAAATCAACTACTCTAATTTCAGGTTCAGCTGTTTCTCCATATACCCAATTAGTAGGAGTCATAAGCATTGTGTCATCACTAGTTGCATAGATGTCTGCATTTGTTGCTGTCCATCCTTCTAAATCACCATCATTAAAATTCCATCTATTATCAGCACCATCAACAGTATTCCATGTAAAATCAATTCTTCTTACAGGTGCTGTTCCTCTATAAGCATCAGCTTTATTCCATGAAGCTACCATAATATCATCATTAGTAGGATTTTGAGAAACAGGAACCATTTGATTTCTAACATAATCATTATTATAATATTGAGCAATAATACCAAATGCTCCTGATGTAGAAAGACTATGATTAACTGTCCAATCAAATTCAGTATATCCGCTTATTGTAGATGTAAGTGTAAAATATTTAAGATAAGAACCCGCAGATGTGTATTCAGAATATGTGGCATGAAGATTATTAAATTCATCAATTTTTAATGAAAATCCCATATTATCAACACCTGAAGGTGTTAAGCTTATAAGAGCATTTGACCATCCAGTCCATGCGTTAGTATCAAATTTTCCATATTTTAATTGACTACCATTAACTGATTCATAAATTGTATGAAGATTATCAGAATTATCAATACCAAGAGAAGTATAATTAAAATTTGATCCAACATTATCATCAATAGTATATGTAACAAAAGAATCATTTATAGTAGTAATATGTTCATATTCATTAGAAATATTTTTATAAACTACATGTACTTTATCAGAACTATCAAGAACAATAGAAGTATATGCGTTTCCACTAGTTCCTGCTGCAGTTACTGTCCATGAACTAGTGCTACCTTCAGCAAGTTTTAATTCACCAATATAATCATCAATATAACTCATATATAACTTATTAGAACTATCAATAGTTACTGACATATCTTTATAATTACCACTTGTAGATGTATCTATTGTATCACAACTCCATAAACCACCATCTTTAATAGCATGTTTTAAATAACCAATACCAGCTGTTTCAGAAGAATATATAACATGAGGATTATTTAAACTATCAATAATTAAAACAACATGTCCATTTATTCCATCATTTCCAACTATTACTGGTACCCATAATCCCGTTGAATTATTAGCATATAATATATCATTATTATCATAATTGTAAGCTATGTGTGATATACCTAAATTATCTATATCTATTTTTATAGTATTATTTCCATCACAGTCATCAACTTCTTCTGATAACCATACATCAGATACCTTAGTTGCATATTTAACTTTATCAGTTCCATAATTATAATATGATATATATGGAACAGATTCACTATTAACATCTATAAAAGTACTCCCACTTATAGTTCCAGATGATACTGTTTCAGAAACTACACTAACATTTAATACAGGTGGTGTTCTTTGTGTTGTTTCAGTATGTAAATAATCGTAATTATCTCTAATACCAACTACATATGCCTCACCTCTAACAGCTGTACTAAAAGTTAAAGTCATTCTATTTTCATTGTTTATTTGTATATCTTTTGGCCAAATTAATTTTCTATTATTATCATAACATTGAACAAGACAGTTTCTTGTTCCTAAATCATGTTGAGCTATCCAATTATCTCCAGATATTAATTGTTTATGTGTGTATGCAGTGGAACCAGTATCTGTGCCTGATGGCGCTACTGGTGTTGCAGCAGAAAGAAAATTACTTCCTGTAAATTGAGTATTTAAATAAGCATTTTTATGTTCATCATAAAGTGAAACATACTCACCTGCTTCATCCATTTTACTAGTTGGTGCTATAAGTTGTTCATAATGAACGTATTTACTTACTGGTTTTGTATAATTCCAATATCTTATAAGTTCATCCATTAAATATTTATTAATAATATAATTATCACCTACTGGCTCACTTGATAAATCTATTTCTATTTTATAATGAGGAGTTAATACTAAACTATTTGTTTTATTAACACCAGTAGCACTAGTAGCACCAGTGGCTAAATCATAAACATCACCAGACCAATTTGTTGAACCTGAAGTAGATAACGTATTTAATACAAATAAATAATTGAATGCTCCATTTGATCCACTACTACCTAATAGACTAAGAGTAACATATTCAAGAAGACTTGATCTATCTTCATTATCAAATATATATAAATTTAAATCTCCACCAATTCTTTCAATTCCCAAATAATAATCTGTTGCAACTGAATATCCAGTTGTTGAATATGATGATTGAACAGTAGAACCATTATTATATCCTTCACTTACTCTAAATTGATATGCACCACTATACCATTCAAGAGAAACACCTAACCAGTTACTTGTTGAATAATTATTCCATGAAACATTTTGGTCACCAAGACCCCATATATATAATCCAGCACCAGATGAAGAATCACTTGATAAATTTGTTTTTACACAATGAAGAAAATCACCTGAAGGCGTTGTACTTGCTAATGATAAGTATAAATCATCACTTGATTTATCAAAATCATTAATTGTTAATTTGACTCTATTAGCAACTGTTAAAACATTACCTGTATCTACTCCTTCAAAATTATAATAATTTTTACTAGCACCACAAAGCCAAACATTTTCTAAACAATCACCAGTTGGAGCAACATCAGTATAAGTAGGATAACCAGATGGATTATATTGTGAATAATAATCTATACCGGCGCCGCCTTCTGCTTGTGTATTATAGTATTCAAGTATATGATGATCATTTTCAAAAATAGGAATATCACTTAATTCAGATGAACACCATTCAGCCCACCTTTCATAAATATTTAATTTGTTTTCAGTATTACCAAGTAATAACTTAAATATTATAAATATTGAAGCGTAATCACCTTTTCTTTTTAAGAAATAAATTATAGTATCAACCCATTCCCTTAAGTTACTTTCAGGTAAATCTTCATCAATTTCAATACCATAATCAAGGGCTATAAGATTAAGAAATCGTATATCAATTTCTTTTGGGTCTAACAAAGCCCATAAATTTTTTGTCATATTATATACTGAATGATGAACTTGATCGAAATAAACTTTTAGAAATTCTTCTAACTTAGTTGTTCTATTATTTTCAGGTAATGCTTTAGTCATATAGTCTTTCATTCCTTCAAAAACCACACTATATGAATCTGTTTCATTAGGAACTTCGTATATTTTACCAAAATATATATATGTTTTGTTAGTATTAACATCATCTCTATAAAGAGCTTCATTAACATTTAACCAATCATGGAAAAAAGCATCTTTTCTAAAATACATTTCATTACCAACTGTAAAATCACCAACAGCTAAAGAATTATCACTTAAAAGACCACTATATGTAAATTTAAAATTATTTCCGCTTATTTCTGTTATTCTAAATTTATATCCAACAAGTTCACCAGTACTTCTTTTTTCATATAAATGTGTTACTACACCACCTTTAGCTACTATTGTTTTACGTGGTCCAATAAGATAAGAATTTGCATCACCACTTGATTCTTTTATTATTCCAAAATATTCATTAAGAATATTGTAACTGCTTTCACTAAATTTTCCCATTATTATGTTTCCTCTTGTATCAATAATGTATTATAACTTAAGATAGGAAATTGATTATGACCTAATTGAATTTTTCTTAATTGGTTATCTTTACCAGCATATGATGATTCAACCCAGTATGGATAGTTTCCTATTGTATTTAATTCGTATACACTTGTAGATATATTTATATCTCTCATGTTAAGATTTCTTATTCCATTTATATTATCAAAATTATTACTAGGAGAAACATTTGATGTATCAAGTATATATTCATTAATATCATTAAAATTAATTATACTATTAAAATTTTGATTTACTGCTCTAAAATAGTAAATTAATTTATCTGTTATATCTTGTTGTACGCTTGAAAATGTATAAAGTCTTTTTATTCTAACACCAAAATCAAAGCTAAAATATATTAATTCAGGTAAACTGAATAACTCATATGCGCTTATCATTTTTCTTGGAAGTAAATAATTTATTAATTCAGTATTCCAAGTAGATGAATAACTAGTTGGAACAAGAATACTAGCACTTGTACTCCAATCAGTTGTAAAGGTACCTGCTGATGTTACAATTGTACTAGCACTCCAACTATCAGGTATAACAGTTAAATGTATTCTATTATATTCTAATATACTACCACCAGAAGGAGCTATATCTTGTTCACCCCAAGCATTAGCAACAACTATATCTGATCTTTGTTCTAAATGTGATATATAATCAATGGCTGTTATATTTCTAAATTGAGCATGTAAACCAGATTGAGCATTAGTTTTTACTTCATCAACTGTTTCAGGTTCAGCTGCTCCAGTTGAAGCAGCAGTAAGAGCCAAACTAATTGTATCGTTACTTAAAAAAACTGTAACGGTTTCATATGTTTTTTCAACAACATTAGTACTATCAAGTACCCAACTTTCTGTATCATCTGCACCAATGCTACCATCAGTTCCTAAGCTTTCAAGTGCTGTAATATTTATTGTATCATGAATTGTTGGTACATTTCTTGATGAATTAAATACAATTTTACTTCTTTCATATCTATCATAAACAAACATATAAACATTATCTACATTTGTTAATGGGTCAATATCATCAAAAAAATCACTAACTCTTGTCCATATTTCATCATCTACAACTACTTGAATTGATGGTAAAGCGTCATTCAAATCTTCATCATAAGCATAATTAGATGGTAATACTAATTCATTATCAACTAAATCTTTTCCTGTAAAACCAGTAAGTTCTACTATAGTTCCTTGTCTCATTGGTACACTAATTGTTGTTGATGTACCAGTAGCGGTTTGTTCTGTTGTTGATGTTGTTGAAAATTTTATTGCTGTTTCATCATCAGTTGTTCTACCAGAATCAAATTGTTTCCAGGGATATACTTTTAATACATCACCAACTTGAGTATCACTTACAGTCATATCAACATATATTCTTGCTGACCTTTTACCTTTTGGTTCATACCCAACACCTCTAGCAAGTCTATTAGCACACTCATATATATCAGTTGTTTCTGAGAACACATTCTTTGCTACCTTATTTACAAAAAATGTATTTAAATCACTGAAGTATGACATCAGTTCAAGAAGAACTGTTATATTAGCCCCTTCAAAATTATAATCTTTAAAAGTATCATTTGCCGCTAATTCAGTCTTTAGTTTTGCTAAAGCTGTATTAAAATCAAGCGAAAGATAATCCGGTGTTAAAATGCTCATGTGTTTTCCTCTTTTTATTTATATTTATTTATACACTTTATCTACTAAGTATAAATTTTATTTCTTTAATTTCTTTGCTTCCTATTATGTTAAATTTTAATCTACAATCATATCTGCTTTCATCATATATTGGATTTATATCAAATCCAGTAATTTCAATTCTATCTTCCCAATATCTTATAGATTCTATTAAACTTTCTGCAATCATTCTTGCTGTAATATCATCAATAGGTTCAAAAAGTAATCCACTCATATTTGCTGCAAATGGTTGAAGCATTCTTCGTGAACCTTGTAATGTATTTATAATATTTGTAACACTATTTAAAATAGCGTTAACATCTGTATTTCTTGTTATATCACCATTTGTTTGTCGTGTTAATTCTATATCCATATCACTCCAAACTGCTGTGCTAGAAGTTGGCATGTATCCTCTCTTTTCCTTATTATTATTAAATCTTAAATTAAACGGTAATTAAAGTGGTTTTTACCTTTCCGTAAATACTACTTATTTATAATTTGATTGATATTATTACATTTTGAATTAAAGGCTATAAAATAAGCTAGCAAAAACTACTTTTTGCCCCTCTCTTTCATCAGTGATTTTACCATAAATTACTTGGTACTTTTACTGAAGGTTTAACAGATGTTATAGTTTCAACTGCTGTAGTTTGTAAATCATCCATTTTTGTTCCAATAGATTTTAAATTTGCTATAAAACTTGCTGATGTAGCCAATCCTGTTGTAAATGTATCAAAATCAAATGTTCCAGCTGCTGTAAGTCTTAAAGTTGCTATAACTGCATCAACCCTGTTACCAGCACTAACTATTTCAGTTTGACAATCCGCTAAATCTGTTTGTTCACTCAAGCAACCTAATAATCTGTCAATTTCATCAATTATACCATTTATATTCATAATACCAAATAATGATTCTAATGCTTTTAATAATTGACTTATTGGTAATTCAGGTAATGCTAACATTGCAGGTATGGCATCCATTGCGTCACTAATTGTACTTGTAACAGAATTTTCAACACCATCAAGTTTATTCAAAATATTCTCTAAACAACTTCCATCAAAATTAGATATAGTTGATATAGCTGCGTCATCTATTCCAACGGCAGTTGATGTTGCATCATTTGTAGCACTAGTTATATCTTCAACTGATGTAACAGCATCACTATATCCTTCAATACTATTAACAGTAGTATTAACTTGTGTTCCAGCTATTGCTGCTGAATTTTCTAAAAATAATAATTTTGTTTCTAATGTGTTATTTAAGATTTCACATGGGTTTAACATTGTCATAATTTAACTCGCTATTGTATCTGTTGTTGTATCTGTATCTACAGCCATTTGCTCATTTGGTGCGTTTGTATCTTGTTGTGTATTAGCATCATTATCTATACCTTGTGAATGTGTATGTGAATTATATATTGCTAGTGCTTCTTCATTAAGTAATTTTCCCATTGTACCACCCGCACCAGTTGCTAATGTAACAGCTGTTCCAGCAATATTAATCGTTGGAGCAGTAATAGTTATTATACCAGTAGCTGTTATATTTAAAGCAGCTGAATATGTTTCTGTTGCTAAACCTGTAACTGTTTCAGTAGTTTTTGTACCTGTAATTTCTGTAGTCTTATTACCACCTATTTTTGTAGTCTTATTACCACCTATTTCTGTAGTCTTATTACCACCTATTTCTGTAGTCTTATTACTACCTATTTCTTCTTCTAAATTTCCACCAGTTTTATCTTTTTTATTACCATCTACAGTATGATTTTCATTTTGTTTAATATGTATATTTCTATTACCTATTGTAATTTCATATTTATCTTTTTCATTTCTAATTATCATTGTACCGTCATTACCCACTTCAATGTAACTGTTACTTGGATGAAATATTTGAAATCTTGCTGCTCCTGGTGATGAATCTAATTCCATTATTACACCACCATGTGTGGCAATTACTGTATTATGTGGATATGAAGCATTAAAAGGTGAAGATGGTTCACTAAATGTACCACCTAATGCTGTTGATACACCTACATCAAGATTACTATTTTTATATTCTACTATTGTTCCTGCACTAATACCTCGTGCCAATCTATGAACATCTGATTCTCCTATTCTGTTAGAAGTTGGATACACTCCAGCTGGATCATTAAATCCTTTTGTTGTATCTGATTCTGTTGTTGGAATACCAGGCACAGAAGCAAAATACATAGGATTTTGAAGATTTTCATTTTCAAAAAATACCATAACATGTGACCCTTGAAGTGGAATACCCCACATACCAAATCCTGATACAGAACCTTCCATTATTGGCATACATGGACTAGCCCATGGCAATTCACTTGTTGGAATACCTTCAAACTCATCCTTTTCTTTCTTATCAGTATGAAGTCCAAATATTCTTACTCTTACTCGTCCTACTTGTAAATCATCATTGTTATCTTCAACAATTGCCCTAAAGAACCCTCTAAGATTCATACTTTCAGGCACTATATCTTTTATTGCATTTTTTTGCATTCTATACTACTATATATATTTGTCTTTGTTGCTGATACAAGTGATGTTAAATCTAAATCATTATAAGCATTTTTAAGAAGAACCATTCTTTGTGTGTATACTGATGATCTACCAGGTCCAAAGAAATGAGTTACTGATTTTATTAAATATCGTCCACCAAATCCTTTATTATATTTTTCAGATTTTGATACACTAGGCCAAACAATTTCTATTTGTTTTCCAGCGCTTCTTTTTTCATGCCCATTTACTATTATATTTATAACATTTTGTCTACAATATTTCTTAACCCAATCATTATATAAAATATTCTCTAAATTATCTAAACTGCCTTCACCAAGCATAATATTAGCAGTTCTTGAATCATCTATGTTAGGATATAATGATTTCTTACCAAGAAGAACAGAGTTTGCAATACCTTCTGTATAGGTATATGATTTATTTAACAATTCTTTATTGTTTATATCATATCCTTTCCAAGTACCACCTCTTAATCCTTTTGTTGATGTTTTGTCAAGGCCATTAATCCATAATTCTAATATCTTATTGGTTTCGCTTACATTATCACCTTCAAATTTATAAAGTGTTGAATCAAGTGATTTATCCATGTCATCAAACAAATAATTAAGAGTATGTATATTGGTTGTGAATCCGTTGTTGTCTGTATTATTATAGACTAAGTATCCACTACTATTGCTTTCAGACCCTTTGGCTCTACGTCCAAGATATTTCATTGATTGAAGTGTTGTCCAATAAGGCATAACAAAATCTATTTTGTTTTTACTAACTTCCATATTTAAAGGAGTTGTTATATTAAGCATATGGTCAACAAAATATTTCATTATTGTAGTTATTGTTGTATCTGACCAGCTTCTGCTATATTTACGAAGTGTGTATGAAGAGTATGTAGGGTCAACGAATTGAATTTCCATCATATTTGTTGCTGTTGGTTCTGTCATTCCAGTTTGTGTTATCTTACCTACTTTCCATATATCAAAAATGACATTCTTATCAAAATTAACACCATACGTAATTATTATCTGTTCATTGCCCGTAAAAGGACCAAATTCAAAGAATCCATGAACATCATTAAACACTAACTTTCCCATCATACAATGCTTAAATATATCTTCAATAAAAAAACATGAAACTATATTATCATTATCAAGAATAATGGGTTTATCACCTATTATTATTTGTATACTATATATTGATGTATCTTGTTGTAATTCACCACTCATAATT